TACAACAATATAATAAGTGACTGGCACACAGGCTATGAAAAACTAGGAACATACAGGACACTAGAGGGAGCAAAGAAAAAAGTTATAAAAGTTATTAGCTGCGAGAATTCAAAAATTAAATTTGAAAAAAATGAGCTAAAAGAATTTTTGAACAGTTTAGTATCTTAAAAACCATGAGGGGGCGAAAGCCCCCGCCAAATAAAAAGGAGATAAGAAAAATGACATTAAAAAATTTAATTAACGAGTACAAGAAAGCACATGAAAAAACTGAAAAAATAGCAAGCTATATAGATGGCAGAGTAGAAAAAGAATTAATAAAAGGACTTGACGAGTTAGAAAGAAAGGAGGATGCAGCATATAAAATAGAATATGACTTATACATAAAAATAGCAGAGGTTGGAGCAAAAAAAACGGGATTGGCTCAAAGTAAAATAAAAAGCATGTTAAGCGGTAGCAATAAGGAAAGACAAGAAAAAACACTTGAACTTTTATATAAATTACAATAATAAAAAGGAGATAGAAAAAAAGGCGAAAGCCTTTTTTTATTGCAACAATATAAAAGCCGTAGGCGATTTTATAAACTTGTGAGCCGTTTTATAATTCATATTTATATTTTATATTTATATCTATAGTGCGATGCGATGCCTAACATGTTACACGGCGTTAACATTCTACTATGTAAGCCCCCCAACATAGCAGCCTACAACCTCATACACATACAAGCGTTTAATTAATATATATCTTATTATAAGCACTATAAGCACTTTAAAGCCATATACAAGCCTTTAAAGTTTAATAGGCTTTTTTGCATTGCCTAAATATATAAACTCGCTTATACGGCACGTGGTGCAGTTTGCGAGGGTTGCAACCTAAAACCAGAACCAAAAAACGAGAGCCAAAAAGTAAAAAGTAAATTAAAAATAGTAATTTAAAGCTATAAAATGGCAATAACTATAGTAAAACATAAAAGTCTGGACACTTTCGGACAGTTTCGGACACTTTCGGACGATTTTGGACACAATTGGACATTGTTATGTGCTATCATGCTAGTATGTAACAACTAGTAAGTAATGAATAAAATGAGTGGAAAAGCTAACATATTATAAAAGCACGCTATAATGCGCTACAACTTACAAACAATTGTACAAATAGCCAGATAATTATAGCAAAAAGGTACTATTTACAAACGATTCCTTTACGGGGCGGAAGAAGCCCACCTTTTGACGATATTTGAAGTAAAAAAAATAGGCACTTCCTTCCTCTTTTTCAAGCCTATTAGACGGAGGTGATGCAAATGTTAGTTAATCAAAAAGAACTATCAGCAGTGCTTGGAATAACGACAAGGCGAATAAGGCAACTCGTTGATGAGTATGGCTTTTTTTCATTTGTAGAGGGTGAAAAAAAATACAACCTAGCTAAATGTGTTAAGGAGTATATTGAGTACAGAACACAGCTAGTAACAGGTGCTGAAAATAACTTAGACAAAGAAAAGGAAAGTGCCGAGAAAATAAAGGTGCAGAGGGAAATACTTGAATATAAGTTAAGACACATTAAAGGTGAAACCCATGAGGCTAAATTTGTAGAAAAGCACATAAGTAATATGCTGATTGATTTCAAGAACAAAGTGTTGGCCGTGCCACAAAAAGTAGCAGTACAACTAGTTAGTGAAGAGGATATAAATACAATTATAAAGGTGCTAAAAGATGAAATGTATGAAACCTTAGAAGTGCTTTCTGAGTATGATCCAACAGATTTAAAAGAGGAAATGAAAAGCGTTTATGAAGACGATATTGAAGATGATATTAATGAAGATGAAGTAGTGGAGGAAAGCGATTGAAAATTTCTCTAAAACATGAAGAATTAAAAACACGAAAACTATTCCAAAGAGTAATTAAGCAAGCATTATCAAGACCAGAAGAATTGACAGTAAGCCAATGGGCTGAAAAATATAGAATACTAACAGAAGCAAGCAGTATGCCGGGGAGGTGGTTAAACAGTGTAACTCCTTATCTGATTGGAATAATGGACGCTTTTAACAACCCATATATTCAACACATCAATTTCTGTAAGCCAACACAAACAGGAGGAACAGAGGCATTAATCAATATGCTTTCATATATAGTCATGCAATCACCAGCACCGACAATGGTAGTGTACCCCACAAAAGCACTAGCTAAAGACGTATCAAATGATAAGTTAAGACCAGCTTTTAAGAAAGTGCCAGAGATAAAAGATAAATTCTATGAAAATGATTCAAGTCAATTCCGGTTAAGATTTAGAGGCATGAACATGTATCTTAGAGGTGCAGGTTCACCCAGTGAGTTAGCATCGAAAGAAATTAAATACTTGCTATTTGATGAAATAGATAAATTTGGAGGTGCTTCTAAAAAGGAGGCATCTCCTTACAATTTGGCACTAGAACGTACTAAGACCTATAGTAAATCTGGTAGAAAAATATACACATGTTCTACACCAACGCTAAAAACAAATTACATATGGTCATTACATGAGGCAGCGGACGAACAAAAACACTTCTTTGTACCATGTCCACACTGCGGAGAATTTATAGAGCTGGTATTTGGTCAAATAGCGTTTAATAAAGATGATACAAAAGAACTTAGTATTACAGAAAGAGCAAATACAGCATTTTATGTATGTCAAGAATGTTATTGCAATATAGCGGATAAAGATAAAGCAAAAATGCTAAAAAGGGGGGAATGGAGAACTACGAGAAAGAACGGTGATGGAATAGCGACATCAGTTTCGTTTAGATTAAACTCACTTTATAGTATTTTTGTAAACTGGAAAGATGTGGTTAAAGAGTTCTTAGAAAGCAAAGAAGAACCAGACAAATTTCAAAACTTTGTAAATTCATGGTTAGCTGAACCGTGGGAAGATACCAAACTTAAGACAAGTCCCGAACTAGTACATGAAAGAGAGACTAAGTATAATATGTTTGAAGTGCCAGATTATACAAGAATGCTGACAGCAGGTGTGGATGTTCAACAAGATTGTGTGTACTGGACTATAAGGGCATGGGGTGAATTTATTACAAGTCAAAACATAGCACATGGTCAGGCTTTGTCATTGCAAGAAATTGAGGACATAATGAATCGTGAGTATCCTAAGGAAGATGGAACAACTATGCTAGTAGACCTTTGCCTTATTGATTCGGGTGACCAAACCGATATAATCTATGACTTTTGCATAAACAATAGTGATTGGGCGATTCCTGTAAAAGGTTCATCTAAAAGATTAGATGCAAGTTATCGGATATCGATAATAAATAAAAGTGGTTCTAAAGCATCAGGAACTAGGCTAATTATAGTAGATGGCGATAAGTATAAGGATATTATAGCAAGTAGAATGAGGAGAGATAACGGTAGAGGTTCATGGATGGTTTATAAAGATTGTGACGATAATTATGCTAAACAAGTTACTGCAGAGCATAAGATAAGTGTTAAGGCATCAAATGGAGTATCGGTTTTGAAGTGGGTGCCAAAGCAAAGCCACATAGACAACCATTACCTCGATGCAGAGGTATATGCATTAGCAGCGGCAGATATATTAGGGATAAGAGGGATACACTTAAGTAACTCCGAGGAAAAGAAAAAGCAAGCAGTGGAAACAGAGCAGAGAGATTGGATAAAGCAAGAGGAGAATTGGATAAAATAGAAAATGGGAGGTGTTTAAAAATGGATAATGCGAAAATGCTTGTAGAAGTAAATGATGCGATTTTAACAATATTAAAAGGTGGACAATCGTATAAGATTGGAACTAGACAGGTTACAAGAGCAGACTTGAAAGAACTTCAAAGGTTAAGAAACACATTAGAGCAACAGCAAGGGGCGGGGAGTGTGCTCTTAGAAGATACAGCAGTAGCATTCTTTGATGGGAGGTAATGGTGAATATATTAGATAACATTATTGGTTTCATATCTCCACAAACAGCTTATAAAAGGCAAGCATATAGGAATGCTATAAAAGAAAGAAACTATGATGCAGGAAATCAGGGGCGATTAAATGCTAATTGGAGGACTACGAATGATTCTGCGGAATTTACAGATAGGTATAGCCGAGATGATATAAGAGCGAGGGCGAGGGATTTAGAGAGGAACTCAGATATATTTAATTCTGTCGTGCTGGCATATAAAAGAAATATAATAGGAATGGGGTACAACCTACAAGCTAAAACAGATGATGTAGAATTAAATGAATTAATAGAAAGCAATTGGAAGGAGTGGTGTAAAAAAAGAAATTGTGACGTAACTGAAACACAAAACTTGAATCAAATTTTAAGAATGATAATTCAAAGGAAGAAAGTTGATGGTGGAATACTCATACATAAAGTATATACCAAAGGTGGCTTACTTCCTTTTAAACTGCAACTGATTGAGGTTGACGAACTAGATGAAACACAAATGTGTAGTAATAGTTCAAGAAACAAAGTCGCCGGAGGCATTGAATTAAATGAGTATAACAAACCAGTGGGGTACTGGATAAAACAATATAGTGTAGATGGTTTTTCTATGGATAAGCCAGTGTATGTTGAGGCTAAAGATATAATTTACTGTTTTACCAAAAGAAGACCCTCACAGATACGAGAAATGTCAGATATGACACCAACAATAACAAGAATTAGAGATGTTAACGAGTACATGACAGCGGTATCAGTTAAGGAACGAGTGCTAGCATGTTTGTCAGTCTTTATAAAATCAATAACACCACAAACTGGTACTAGCATAGGACGGACTAAAGTTTTGGATGGAGAAAATTATAACTATAATGGCAAGATGCTTACCCCCGGCATGATAAGGCATCTTAATCCGGGAGATGAAGTATTTACAGTAAATCCTAGTGGGAATTCTGAAAATGCGGCAGAGTACATAAAGCAGCAGCAACATCTAATAGGTGCAGGTCAAGGGCTAAGCTACGAAGCTACTTCAAGGGATATGTCAAAAACTACCTACTCGTCTGCGAGACAAGCAGGTATAGAAGACGACATGACATATCAAGAAGAAAAAGAAATTATCATTGAGATATTAGACGAAATATATGAAACATTTATAATCTCATTGTATTTATCAGGACAGCTAAAAGTTAAAAAAGACTTCTGGGAGAATAAGAAGTTATTTTTTAAACATGATTGGGTACAATCTCCAAAGAGATGGATTGACCCTAAAAAGGAAGCTGATGCAACTAGGATAGCAATACTTAGCGGACAGAAAACTTTCCAGCAAATCGCATCAGAGAATGGCAAGGATTGGAAAGCACAAATTGATGATATGTCAGATGCAATCGAATATGCTAAAAGCAAAGGTGTTGATTTGAGTGGAATTCTATATGAAACAACTGCGGAAGGAGGTGATGATGATGAGGGAACAAGTAAAGGACAAGAATAGAAGTGTGAGGGAGTGCTTAATTAGAACATCGGGGGAAGTTGGTGATAGGAAATTCACACTAAGTTTTGCGAGTGAAGAGCCATATCAAAGGTGGTTCGGACTAGAAATATTAGAACATAGTGAGAATTCCATTGATTTAACAAGGATAGCAGAAATCGGATGTGTATTGTGGAATCACAGAAGAGATGATGTTATTGGAAAAATAAATAGGATATGGATAGAGAATAAAAGAAGCCATGCTGAAATTGAATTTGATGATGATGATTTATCGGAAAAGATATATAAAAAGGTGAAAAACGGTACATTAAAAGGGGTATCAGTTGGATATACTGTATCTGTATGGGAAGAGGTGGAGGTAAATAAGAAATCTACTGATGGAAGGTTTATGGGACCATGCAGCATAGCTAAGAGATGGGAGCCATTCGAGATATCAATAGTGTCAGTTCCAGCAGATGCTACAGTTGGAGTGGGGAGAGAATTGGGTACAGAAGTAAGAAGTCTGATTGATCTATGTGAAAGACAACTTCAAATAAATAAGAATAAACAAGTGGAGGGAATGTAATGGGATTAAAAGAAAGAAGAAGTGAAAGGTTATTAAAGCAACAGGGAATTGTAGATATTGCGAAAAGAGAAAATCGTGATATGACAGCAGAGGAACAAAGAGAATTTGATGATTTACAAAGAGAAATTGGAGTACTTGATGAATTGATTGCGAGTGAAGATGGGAGTGCCGGGCAAGAAGGTATTGCGGGTAGAACTGATTTAACAAGTAACAATCAGAGACTTTTAGAAGAAGAGAATAAGAGGTGTGTAGAAATAACTGAATTGTGTAAAGCATTTGGTCAAGACGGAAAGACTGCGGAGTATTTAAGAAGCAATAAAACAGTGGAAGATGTACAGGGTATTATCCTGAAGAAATTAAAAGATGAACGCATACCAATAGGGGCGAGAGTAATTGTTGGTGAAGATGCACAAGATAAGTATGTGAGGGCTATGGCAGACGCTATCTTAATGAGGCAAGGAATTACAGTTGAAAAGCCAGAAGATGGAGCGACAAGTTTGATGGGAATGGGTCTTGTCAAGACTGCTATTGAGTGTTTGGCAAAGGCTGATGGAGATGATTATAGAAAGTACAATCAGATGTCAGAATCGGAATTATTTGAGCAAATAACATCATCTCGGGCATATTTTAATCCAGCGAATGCGTTTCCATCAATAATGGATGAGGTTATAAACAAGGCTTATGTTGCAGGACACAATAGAGTACCAGTTACATTTGATAGATGGACTAAAAAGGGTTCATTATCAGATTTCAAGGCTCAAAAGGGCGGATACTTAGTAGGAACAGCAGGGGAGTTTTTAGAACTACCAGAAGGTGCAGAAATTAAGCATGATGTACCAACTGATTCCATGAGACCAGAAAGACGATTAAGGACATATGCTAGACAATTTTCAATGACAAGAGAGGCATTTGTTAATGATGATATAGGCTTTTTAACTACAGTGCCAGCAAGGTATGCGGAGAGTGCTAGAAAGACTATTAATAAGCAGTGCTATCAAGTACTGGCAAACAATCCAGTAATTTATGATGGTATTCAGCTTTTTGATAAGAACAATCACAAAAATATATTAGCAAGCGGAACAGGGATAGATAGGGAGAGCATTCAAAAGATGCTATTTGCTATGCAGTTACAAACTGATGAGTTTGGAGAAGCTATAATTATACGTCCATCCAAAATCATTGTGCCAGTTGGTTACAGATTTGATATGTATGAACTGTTCTTCTCTGAAAGGGTCTTTACATCTGGAAATACTCAAGCCGTAAACCCACTTTATCCTTACAGGAATATGGAAGTAATTGAAGATGTGACATTAAATATACTTTCAGACGGTGGCAATATTCCTTGGTTCTTAGTTGCAGAACCATCAGATGCAGAGTTTCTACAGGTTGATTATTTGAATGGACAGGAACTTCCAACTATAAGAAGAATGGAACAAGCGGGACAACTTGGATTTGTTTGGGATATGTATCTTGATTGGGGGATAACTGTAACTGATTATCGTGGAATTGTTAAAAATCCGGGCATTGCAGTTCAAAATCCGTTAGACTAATTTGATTAAGAGAGGAGATATTTATAAATGAGTGAAATATTTTATTGGCAAAGTGGCGAGGTATTAGATTTTGAGAATGGTACAAGTGATGTAATGCCTGAGAATACTGTAGTGAATCTTGCCACAAGGATTGGGATAACAGGAACACGAATTGCTGTAGGTGCAAAAGGCAGTGTGCATGTTGTGGGAGTATTTGGAATTCCAAAGGTTGATACAGAGGTATACACACAAGGACAAGCTTTGTTTTACGATGGCACAGCAGAACTAATAACAAGTACAGATACAGGGTTGCCGGCAGGTTATGCGGCAATGCCAGTAGATGCGGGTTCTGATATAGCATATGTTAAGTTAGTAGGATAATGGGGGTGTGAGATGAGGCTAGTAGCATTGAGAAGTATAATGTATGATGGCAAACAGTTTTATCCCAAAGAAAAGCTACCAACCAATAATCAGAGAATGGTTGAGGCTTGGGTTAAGAATAAGAGTGCGGCTTGGGAAGATTTAGAAGTAGTAGATGAGGTTGGCTTAGAAGATTTAGAAGTAGTAGATGAGGTTGGCTTAGAAGATTTAGAAGTAGTAGATGAGGTTGGCTTAGAAGATTTAGAAGTAGTAGATGAGGTTGGCTTAGAAAGTCTTGAGAAGGCAGAGGCACAAGCAAATGAGGTTGAACAGTTAAGCGATGAAGCAGGGGAGATAGATACGAGTAAAGTATTAAGGCCAAAAGGTAGGAATAAGCGATGAGTGCTTTCAAGGACATAGTGGATAAAGATATAAAGACAGTATTTCTTGACTTTGAAGTATTTGGGGAGATGCATTTGGTAGAACAAAAGCATCTCCTAGTTATTATTGATAACAATGAGAACATAGAGAGAGAAAAACGTATGCGTTTTCGTGAAGATGGCTTGTTTAATAAGCAGATACTCTTTTATGTTGCAGCGGAGGACTTGGGATTTTTTCCAGAGGTTGGCGGTACTTTAGAGTTTGATAAAGAGATATATGTAGTTGAAGATGCAGTTGATGAAATGGGGATTTATTCAATAACGCTTAATGCTGTTAGGAGTTGATGTAAGTGATATATATTGATTTAGAAAAAGAGCCAGACATTAAGAAAGTGCTTGATAGCCTTGGTAAGAAGTCTAGGAATGTGGTTAGAGATGGTGTGAATAAGACTTTGGTACATGCTAATGAAGTATTGGCAGAGAGGGCAATGGAGCTTTATGTTTTAAGGGCTAAGTCAAAATATAAAGGTAAAGTCAAAAAGGCTACGCTTAACAAGAATGGATACATACTGTACAAGGGAGATAAGACAGAGATAAAGAACTTTAAAGCTACTCCAATGACTTATTATCCTGGTTCTGTCAAGAATGGCAAAAGGGTTAACGTTAATATGATGGGGCGAGTTTTGCAGGAATCGGCTCTTAAGTCATTAAGCTATGGTGGCAATAAATCTTTTGTTGTTAAGTTTTCAAATGGACATATTTCAGTTGTGCGAAGAAATGGCAAGAAGATGAAAGAAAAACCCGAAAGAGATGCTGTAGAGAAGATACTTAGTCCTGACATACCAGGTATTATGGGTGGAATTAAAGTGTATAGTGAGAAGAAAAGGGAACTTGAAGACCATCTTGAAATGTCCGTCCGTAGTGCGATTAAAGCGATAGCTGATAGGAGGGGTTAATGCAGACATTATATTTTTTGCAAAAAGAATTATGTAGAGAGATAGAAGAGATTTCCAGAGATGTGACATTATACAATCCAAAAGGCGAAGTCGCACAATTGAGAGGATATCTACAAACATTGCCAAAGTCAAAAGCGAATACTAATACGAGAGAAGCGCCGTATCCATTTTGTATTGTAAAGATAATAGATGGGAGAATGAGTCTTGTAAGTAGTACAGTTGGAATAGCTATAGTACTTGGTGTGTGGAATAAAGAGGAAGAGAATAATGGACATCAATCTATATTGATATTGATACAACGCATATATGAAAGATTTGCCAAAGATCCGATACTTAAAAATTCGTTTGAGGTTGTGCCAAATATGAATTGGGTTATAGAAGATGATGACAGGTATCCTTATAGTATTGGTGCGATTGAGATGAATTGGAAGTTAAGGAATATAGAAAGGGAGGATGAATATTCATGAGTAAGGATTTAAAGAAAGTAGACACTGATTTAGAGAAAAAGGAAACAAGTGTTAAGACTAATGATGTAAGTGTTAAAATTGATAATGTGAGTACTAAGACTGAAAAAGTTGACATTAACCCTAAGAAAGTGGTAAGTGCAGAGGCTTTTAAAACTAAGATGTATTTAGGGGCTAGTATTCCTAATGTAGTGACTAAGGGAAGTATACATAAGAATGGACTTAGTAAGGAAATTGAAGAATTAATTGTTAAGTTGCCAATAATTAAAGTTTTGTTTGTTGAAACGAGCAAGTTAAGACAGGCGAGAAAACAATTAAAGCAAGCTGGAACTGTTGAACAGGTGGCATACAAGAAAGTGGAGGAATATATTAATGGCTTATAATCATGGAATAAGAGTGGAGGAACAGCCAACAAGTTGGACACAGCCGGTGCTTGGAACAGCAGGGTTGCAAGTTGTATTTGGAACAGCACCAATTCATTTGGCAAAAGACCCATCAGCAGTAGTGAATAAACCGATTTTAGTTTATAGCTTTGATGAGGCTAGGGAATTGCTTGGGTATAGTGAGGATTTTGACAGCTATACATTGTGTCAAAGTATGTTTGCATCATTTAGATTGTTCCGTGTTGCACCAGTTATTTTTTGCAATGTGTTAGACCCAGAGGTTCATCGATCGGTGAATGCAAGTGCGACATATGCGGTGACTATGAATCAAGTTGTGTTGCCACAAAATGGAATATTTCCTAATAGTGTTGTAGTAAAGAATGCAGGGGTTACACTTGCAAGTGATGATGATTATGTTCTTTCGTTTAATGCACTTGAACAGTTAGTTGTTACATTAATAGTTGGGGGTGCAGGTGATGGAGCGACTACACTAGAAATTGAGAGTGTGAGTATAGACCCTAGTGCTGTAACTGCTGCTGATGTGATAGGTGGTAGAGATTTTGCAACTGGCAAGGAGTCTGGTTTAGAAGTTGTAAGACAGGTGTATCCAACATTTGGAATGACAGCAGGATTAATATTAGCACCAGGGTGGAGTCATATTCCAGAGGTTGGGGCTGTTATTGCTGAAAAGAGTATTGAAGTAAATGGAGTGTTTAGGTGTGAAAATATTTTGGATTTGGATACTAATGTAGCGACTAAATATACAGAGTGTAAGGCTTTGAAAGATGATAATGGTTACAATGATAAGCATAGTATAGTATTATGGCCGATGGTATCGATTCGAGGTAAGAAATATTATTATTCTGCTATATATGGTGCACTGGTAGCAAGTACAGATGCTGCTAACGGTAATGTTCCGGATAGATCGCCATCTAATTTATTGCTAGGAATTACTGGTGCTTGTCTTGATGATGGAACAGAGGTTGTGCTTGACCAAACTCAAGCTGGAGTTCTTAATGGTGGTGGTATTGTTACAGCACTTAGAAATCCACAGTGGAAAGCATGGGGGAACAATACTGCAGCATATCCAGAGAATAAGGACCCTAAAGATAGATGGATTAGTTGTAGGCGAATGTTTTCATGGTGGGGTAATTCATTTCTTCAGACATACAATGAAAAGGTTGATAGTCCCGCTAATAACAGGCTTATTGAGTCTATTATAGATGCAGAGAATGTTAGGGGTAATACCTATGTTGCACAAGGCAAACTTGCAGGGGCTAGAATGGAGTATAGAAAAGAAGATAACACCATTGATGATATTTTAAGTGGAAAACTTACCTTTAGACAATACTTAGCACCTTATGTACCAGCAGAGGACATTTTAAATATAATTGAGTTTGACCCTAGTATGTTGGAAACAGCATTGGGAGGGGAATAGTAGGTTTTGTAAGACGATAAAAAATAGAAGTTCACACCACACAAGGCAAATGAACTTCTATAAAAACGAGGAATCCTTAACTATGAAATAGAATACCATAGTTAAGGATTTCTTGCAACTAAAAAGATGGCTGTCAGTTTAACTGATACCTGAAAAAACAGATGTTTAGAAAGAGAGGAATTTTGCAATGAATAATCTAACAGTATTTGAACAAGATGGAGCATTATTAACAGATAGTAGAGAAGTGGCAATATTGGTTGAAAAGGAACACTATGATTTAATTAAATCAATTAGGAGTTACTGCGGGCATCTTGCTGACGGAGATTTTACCGTCAGTGATTACTTTATTGAATCCTCATATAAGGATAGTACAGGAAGAGAGTTGCCATGTTTCCTTTGTACTAAAAGAGGTTGCGACATGATAGCTAATAAGATGACAGGAAAGAAAGGTGTTATTTTTACAGCGAAGTATATTGAGGCATTTGAAAAGATGAAAGATTTCATTGAAAAGGGTGTGCAAATCAGTAAACAAGTTTCATTCAAAGAGCAGGTTGAATGTGTTGGAGTAGTTGCTGGTATGTTACGAGCAAATGATGCAAGTAAAATAATGATGCTAGGAAAATTGTATGAAAGCAATGGGCTGTCAACAGAATTCTTGCCAAAGTATGAATTTAATGGCGATAGGGAAGTGAGGTCATTATCTGAATTGCTGAAACGTTTTGAGTTAGGAATGTCTGCAAGAAGTTTTAATGTATTGCTTAGAGAACGGGGATATCTGGAAGAGCGAACACGCCCATCATCAAGGGATATAAGTAAGTTTAAAAAGTATAATGCATTAACTGAAAAGGGATTGCAGTATGGCGAGAATGCAATGAGTCCGCAGTCGCAACAAGAGGTACAGCCTTTATATTATTCAAATGCATTTGAAGAATTGTTTGATTTGATTGTGAGTTCAGAAGTGGCATAGTATGTATTTTAAAAAGTAAGAAGTTGAATTTATTAACAGTAGCTATAGAAAGGAAAGATAATAATGAATGAAATAATTAATAGTTTTAATGTGTATAAAGATGGTACTAAGTTAATAGGAGTATCCGAGGAAATATCAATACCAGACTTAACAGGTGTTACAGATACTATAAGTGGTGCCGGCATACTAGGAAGTATATCTATGCCAGCGATAGGGCACTTCGATGACATTGAAGCTGAAATTCCTTTTAGAATGTTAGATGATGATATATTTACACTAGCAAGTCCGCTTAATGAAGTGAATCTCGTGCTTAGGGCAGGTGTTCAAACACATGATATTGCTTCAGGTGGCATTGACAGTCAAGGTATGAGGATAGTTTACAGGGGAAGGGTTAAAACTTTTAAGTCTGGAAAGGTTAAGGGTGCTGAACAAATGGGGGCATCAGTGACACTATCTATTACATATATGTTAATAGAGATTGGTGGAGCTACTAAACTTGAACTTGATAAGTTGAATTCTAAGTATGTGGTTAATGGAGTTGATGTAATGGAAAAATTTAGGGGGTATTGTTAATGAGTAAAGCAGATATTGATAAAAGAGATGCAGTGGAAGTTAAAGAGTTGAAAGATATTAAAAAATCAAAATATGAAGATTCTAGTAATGAGGAATTAGTAGAGGTAGATGCTAAGGGAATTATTGTATTTAGAACACCAGTCAAGTTTGAAGGGGTTGAATACGAAGAAATTAATCTTTCAGGAATTAGAGATTTAAATATGCGTGACTGGAAAAAGTTGCGAAGATTAGCTCTGAGGGAAAATCCTAACTTAGATATAGTTGAAAATTCGGTTGAGTTTGCCCAGTGTGTGGCCGTAAGAGTTACAGGCTTGCCATTTGAATTTTTTGAATTACTACCACTTAGAGATGCGATAACAGTAAGGGGAGTAGTGCTAAGTTTTTTGATGAAGTGGGAATAGGTCTTGGAGATATTGCGAAACTTCAAAAACTTATAATCAGATTATCGTTAAAACTTGGAACTGGCATTGATTATTTTGAAACTTTATCAATTTTTGAAATAGGCGAAATAGTAGAGGGGGTCATTGAAATTGGCAAGGAACACTGAGTACGAACTAAAGCTAAAAATAGGGGGCAATCTTGACAAAAGTTTCAATAACAGTATAAATGATGCTAAAAAGGGGATTAATGGAATCACGTTTAAAAGTGCCAAAAAAGGTGTTGATGCGTTTGAAAAGGGTGCAAGTGCTGCTTTTAAGACAATAACAGCGGGTGCTTTAGCTGTATCGGGTGCAATAACTGGAATAGTTGTTCCTGTAGCAAAAATTGGCATGGAATTTGAGTCAGCTTTTACTGGTGTAAGAAAGACTATTGATGCTACAGAAAGAGAATACACTGAACTAGAAAAGGGAATCATAAGTATGAGTAAGAACTTGCCTAGTACTGCGGCGGAAATCGCAGAAGTGGCAGAGGCGGCAGGACAGCTTGGGATAGAAAAGGAAAGTATATTAGACTTTTCTAGGGTTATGATTGACCTAGGTGAGTCTACTAATCTATCGGCGACAGAGGCTGCATCATTATTAGCAAAGTTTGCAAATATAACAGATATGGATACGGACGATTACACAAGACTTGGATCTACCATTGTTGCACTCGGTAATAACTTTGCAACAACAGAGGCAGACATAGTGTCAATGTCAACTGGACTGGCATCAAGTGGTAGTTTGGTTGGCTTGGCAGAACATCAAATTTTGGCATTATCTACAGCTATGTCAAGTGTTGGTATAGAGCAAGCATCTGGTGCTTCTACTATGTCTAGGTTGCTTAGAGAAATCCAGTTGGCAACAGAGCTTGGTGGTAAGAAACTGAAAAAGTTTGCATCAGTTGCGGGAATGACAGGGAAACAATATCAAAAGGCATTTGAAGAGAATGCAGTGGGGGCGTTGAGTTCCTTTGTAGATGGATTGAATGATGTGGAGAGAAATGGAAAGTCTGCTATTGCTATCCTTAATGACATGGGTATAAAAGAGGTTAGATTATCTAATACTATCCTAGCTTTAGCAAATGCCAATGGAGTAATGTCAGATGCTGTAGATATAGCAGGACAAGCGTGGGAAGAAAATTCGGCACTTGCCATAGAGGCAGGTAAACGTTATAGAACCATGGAAAGTCAGCTTTCTATGCTAAAGAATGAGGTTACGGCCATTGGCACAGATATGTATGACAATATAAAGGGGCCTATGCGTGATGGTATTGGGATTGTAAAGGAGTTTGTAGCAGAACTTGGAACAGATATTTCAAGAAGTAATGTATTTTCTAATATTGCAAATAGTGTACAGGAGAATTTACCACAGATAACAGCTAAGATTGGTGATTATGCGAATATTGCCAAAGGTTATATAGACCTATTGATTCCTATTGGAGGGTGGTTTATTAAAAATAGTGACATTGTAGTATCTGGTATAGTTGGAATAGGTACAGCTTTTGCTGGTGCAAAGATAGCTAAGGGTATTGCTGGAGTCGTGACGGCACTTGCTGGTTCGGGTCTTGCTGGTCTAGCGATAGCTGGAATAGGTGTTGTGGCAACAGGACTAATTGGATTGTATACGCATTCAAAGTTGGTAAGTGAAGAACTAAAAAGGCAGAATTTAGCTGCACATTTTGGGGATATATCTTTGTCGATAGAAGAGGTTCAGAGGGTTGCAAAGAAGATACTAGGTGAAGATTTAATAAGTAATATTGAAGAGTTAAAAAGCAGTAGGAAGATTGTAGGTGACTTGTCAGGAAGTATATCTGAATCAATAAGGGATATAAATAAACAGCATTGGAAGATTGGTATTGGTGTTGAGTTAACAGAAGATGAAAAGCAAGCATATCAGAACAATATAGCAAGTTTTATAAGTGATACACAAGAGCTACTGATCGAAGATAGATATGTCATGAACTTGTCTTTGGACTTGCTTACAGAGGGTACAGATAATGAGCGATTAAAGGGTACATTTAATGATTTTTACCAGACACAGCAAGATGAACTAGGTACACTGGGAAAACAGTTACAAGAGGCAGTTAATGCAGCATACGAAGATGGGTTGTTGTCTGTAGATGAAGCTAAGGTTATAGCAGAGCTGCAAGCACAAATGGCTTCAATTACAGAGAAGATTGCACGGAGTGAATTTGAGGCTGGCATTGATTTTCTTGGTATGAAGTATGGCTTGGAAAATCTTGATGCAGAATCGTTTAAAAAACTCCAAGATGAAACTAACTATTTAGTAGGTGAGGCGGTGGTAGGGCACGATAAGTCGGCTAAAGCACTGCTTGGCAGATTAGGTGATATGCGAAGAGATGGTTCTATAAGCGATGCTCAGTACAAAGAAGAACATGAGGTGATTTCATCTGGATACCAACTTAAGGTTGCAGATACCCAAGTAACAGGTCTTGATGCTCAATTGGGTGGCCTCCTAAAGAGTTATGAGACAGAACTTAGCACAAAAATGCCTGCACTTAACGATAAGTTTCAAGATGCGTTTGAAACACAAATGCTTTTTTTTGACCCTTCGTCCTCAACTGCTATGTATCTCTGGGACGGAATACCAAGATTGATAAAAGAATCAGTTGCTGCTATGGATCTAGATGGTGAAACAATAGCGAATCTTGGTGATATGTTTGGCGATATGAAACCATTGATAGAGGAAGCTAGGAATACAAGAGATGCTTTTATAGAACAGGGCAAAGAAGTACCGGAGGAATTAACAGATTTATTAAATACTGCGGATTTACTAGGGGCTATAATTGGAGACACGGATGCTATAACCAGTCTAATGGCTTCCACATTAGCTAATAATAATGAATTTCGAGAGAAAGTGGAAGAATTTGCTAGATATGGTGGATTTATACCAGAGGGTGTAGCAAGAGAAATGAAAGCAAAACTGTATATGTTGGATGATGCCGTAGATAATTTGTATTCTGACGCACAACTTACGTTTGATAGATATTTTAGTAAACCATTTAATGTACAGTTAACATATTCGGTAAGTTCTAGTAGGGGTAAGTTACTTCCTGATAATCAAATTGTTAATAAAGGTATGAAAAGTTACTTAAACTCATCGTTTGTACCGGGATATGCTAAAGGTGGGATAATTAAAAATCCTACATTGGCAACATTTGCAGAGGAGGGACCAGAGGCGGCGATTCCGCTTGACGGTAGTCCTAATGCGATTGGGCTGTGGAAACAAGCAGGGCAGATTTTGGGTGTGCTTAATAATAGTGATAATACTAAAGTTGGTAGTATGTACAACAAGATGGAGGGTATTGCAGTACCTAATAATACAACTATTACATACAGTCCGCAAATAGTAGTTCAAGGAAATGCATCTAGGGCAGATATGGATGGTGCGGTACAAAATGGCTATGCGCAGTTTGTAGATTATATGGATAAGTGGAAACATGGACAGGCTAGAACATCATTTTAGAGGTGAGATATGTATAGGACTAAGCAAGGCGATACGTGGGACGAGATAGCATTAATAGTATATGGTAATGAATATTATACTGATTTTTTGATGCAGTCAAATTTAGATAGAATAGACACTTTCATATTTTCAGAGGGGGTAGAGTTAAGAACTCCTAGTATACCGGTTGGGGTGTTTGGTGATTTGCCACCTTGGAGGCGATAGATGAAAACTAGAAGAGTAACTTTGAACATACAGTATGATAATGCTGATATAAGCAATGACATCAAGGAATACATAACAGCTTATTCCTATACTGATGTAGCAAGTGGTAGTAGTGATGATTTAAATATCACGGTAGAAAACAGGGATAAAAAGTGGATGGATACTTGGTCGCCTGACAAGGGGGCTAAATTAATAACTAGTATAGCAATTAGTGATTGGGATAAAGAGGGTGATAGTCAAGTACTTGAATGTGGCAAATTTGTAATTGATGATTTGAGTTTTTCAGGTGCACCGTTTACAGCTAGTATAGGGGCTTTATCAATTCCAGTAAACATGGGGTTTAAGGATACTAAAAATAGCAAAGTGTGGCAGGGTGTATCACTTAATGCTATAGCAAGTGAGATAGCGACTAATGCAGGTATTGAGTTGTTTTTTGATGGTGAGGATATTGTTATAGGTGATATAGAGCAACAAGATAAGAGTGATAGTGAATTTTTGTATGGCTTGTGCAAGGATTATGGCATGGCTTTGAAAGTTTATTCAGAGAAACTAGTGATATTTTCAGAGATGGCTTATGAGGCAAAAGAGCCAGTTGCTACTATTTCGGTAAATGATATGGAGAAATTTTCATTAAATGATACATTGACAGGCATTTACACAGGGGCAAAGCTTAGTTATAGCAATCCTAAAGATAATAATTTGATAGAAGTTACTATTGGAGAGGGTTCTAAGTTTCTTGAATTGAGTGAAAAGGTTGATGATATTAAAGATGCTGAAAGGAAAGCTACGTCAAAGTTAAGGGCTGAAAATAAGAAAGCAACCACTTTAAAGTTCACAGCAATGGGAAATATTAAGGTGATAGCATCTTGTGTAATAAGCATAACCGGACTTAATAAGTATGATGGAAAGTATTATGTGGATAAGGTTGTACATAATGTTGGTAGTGGTGGACGGTATGTAATAAATGTTGATTCGCATAAGATTTTAGTTCCGATAATTCCACCAGAGCCACCAGCACCAGTAGGAACAGAGTATGTGGTTAAATCTGGTGATAACCTATGGAATATTGCTAGGACATTTTTAGGGGCTGGCAAGAGATGGGGTGAGATATATGAAATAAATAAGGAAGTTATACAGGCGGAGGCAGCTAAACGTAATAAGCCTGGAGATGGTAACTGGATATGGCCAGGAATGGTGCTGATAATTCCAAATTAGGAGAGGTGATTATGGATAATGTTATAAGGGTGGGTACAGTATCTGCGATTAATTATAATAAGGGAAATATTGCGGTAGCATATCTTGATAGACAACAGACTGTAACCGCTGAACTTCCAATGCTAAGCAATGGTAAATATAAGATGCCTAGGATAGGGGAACAGGTGTTGGTGCTGCACTTGACAACAGGTAGTGCTATGGGGGTTGTAGTTGGTAGTATATGGAATGATGTTAATGTTCCTAGTGGTGAAAAAGGATTGTTTAGACAGGAACTGGCAGAGGAGTTAGGAGGAGCATACATAGCATATAAAGATGGAAGGTTGACTATAAAGGCGAGTCAGGTTGAATTTAGAACTGATAATGGTGTGATAACGCTTGATGAAATAATAGAAAGGCTATAAGTATGGCTAATGTAAGTAGTTTAGGAAAGATATTAGGTGATTTAAGTGCTCAAGTGAGTAGTTTGGCGACGGGGGTGGGCAATTTAGGAACTGATATTGTGTTTAGGGTGTCAAGGTCTAGTGTGTTGACTTTTAAGAACTTAAAACAAGAAGTTGGTGGGCAATGGGGAGAGCATAAAGTTATTGGTGGAAAAGCTAAGTTGGAATTTGGCGGTGTAGGGCTAAGGACAGCAAGTCTGGAAATAACAATAGATGCTGCTTTACGAGCTAAGCCTAGAGATATTTTAAAACTATTGGAAAAGGCAGTTGAAGAGGGTGAGGCTAATTATCTTGTAATAGGTGGGCATAAGTTTGGTAATTGTATGTGGGTTATTACCGAAATTAGTGAGTCATGGGATATTGTGTTAAACAGAGGGGAACTGGCTAGGGCAACAGTTAATTTAACACTTAAGGAGTATGTATGATAAATATTGGTAATGCTATTTTAAAAATGGAATTTGATAATGGTGTAGAAGAGGTTAAGCGTGATGTTAGTGTGTTGTTATCAGTGGCAGAGGGGGAACAGCCTTTAAATCGTAATTTTGGTATAAATGGTGATTGCTTATCAAGGGGGACAGAGGATGCGAAGAATTTATTTGTAATTGAAATTATGAGCAAAGTTGAACATTATATAAAAGGTGTCGAGGTAATATCAGTTGCTTTTGAAAATGATACTGATGGAAATTTGACTCCAACAATTCTTTTGGGGAGAAAAACATAGATTAAGGAGGATACTATGGATGAAGAAAAGGCTTGAGGATTATCCAGATGTGAGTTTTATTGACAATATGACCTTATCGCAAGTTCAAAACGAGTTGATCAGTGACTTTGAAGGGAAATACGAGGAGTTAACAGGGCGAAAGGTGACTTTGACGGAAGCAGACCCATCAAGACTAATATTGTATGCCCTTTCACTTCAAATGTATCAGACCATGATGTTTGTAGATAATGCTGGAAAACAGGGGTTATTAAAGTATGCAAGCGGTGCTTTTCTTGAGAATTTAGGTGCTAATAAGATGATTTTGAGGGAGAGAGCAACTTTTGCGACTACTACACTAGAATTTGTTTTGGCAGAGGTGAGAACTACAGCGGTGGCTATATTAAGAGGTACTAGGGTTGGTAATGGTTCGCACATAAACTTTGCAACGGATAGGTATGTTGAGATACCAGCAGGGCAGTTAAGGGTTTTGGTTGGTGCAAGTTGTCTTAAATCTGGAGAGATTGGTAATGGCTTCTTGCTTGGTGAGTTAAACACGATAATTGACCCTATTCCTTTTGTTAGCAGTGTAAGGAATATAACTATAACTGATAATGGAATTAACGAGGAGGCGGATGCGAGCTTAGCGGATAGGATTTATTTAGCACCATCTTCTTATTCTGTAGCGGGTCCTGATACTGCTTATGAGTATTGGGTAAGAACAGCATTGCCAAGTGTTACAGATGTAAAGGTACACTCGCCAAGTCCTGTGGAGGTTGAGATAAGAATTCTGGTTAACGGTGAATTACCAAGTGCTCAAGCTATAAGTACTATTGAAGATTATTTAATACAGGCAAAGGTTAGGCCATTAACTGATATGGTTACAGTTTTGCCACCAATCGAGAGAGCTTTTAGTATAGACTTGAGGTATTTTATTAATTCTTCTGATAGGAGTATGGCAGAGGTTATACAGCAAAATGTAAATACTGCCATAGCTGATTACATTATTTGGCAGACGGAGAGCATAGGTAGGGATATTAATTCCTCGGAATTAATTGGCAGGATTGTTAGGGCTGGCGCTAAGCGTGTGGAGGTTTTGCTCCCTTCATTTGAGCAACTGACGGATAGTGAGGTTGCTCAATTAAGTTCTAAGAATATAGAGTATAGAGGGCTTGAAAATGATTAAATTGCATGATAGTGAGATAACGCAGATATTGCCACTTTTTTTAAAGCAGCAATCAGAGGTGCAAGCTATTGGTTATGCAGTAAAAAGGGCTAATCAAAGGGTAATTGATTATTGTAAGAATATATCATTGCACGCAACGATAGACACATTGCCAGATAATATCTTAGATGTTTTGGCTATGGAACTTAGAACACAATACTATGATGAAAATATGCCAATTGATAGAAAAAGGAAGTTAGTTAAAAATACTTTATTTTGGTATCAGAAGGCTGGTACTAAAGAGGCGGTAGAGGAACTTATAGATTTAGCCTTTAATGATGGTAAGATAGTGGAATGGTTTGAAGTTGGTGGTGTGCCCGGTACTTTTGACATAGAAACTAATACTCAATTTACAGAAGAGGCTATGAAAATGGTTGCAGAGAGCATTAAGGATGTTAAAAATACTAGATCACATTTAAATGGCATAAGAACTGGTAAAGTGTATGAATTTGGTGTGAAATTTGGGGGTGTCATTGTATCTAGTAATGAGTACTTTGTTGATGGGAAAACCAAGATGATACCGATTAATATTGATGATGCTTTGAGTGTGGGCTGTATGGTTGTATTGGAATATGATTATTTAATAGAGGAGGGGTTATAAAATGGCAGAGTATAATGGAGCATGGTTAACTGACAAAGGGAAAGCGTTGCTTGCAAAGGCACAGGCTGGTGTAACTACTATTGATTTTACACATATGGAAGCCGGTAGTGGAACGTATGCCGATGATGAGATACTTGATGGTTTGTCATCGATGCGGAGGTCTAATCAGGTAGTAGGTGTTGGTAGTGTAAATGTTGTAAATAGTAGCACTGTTAGGGTTAGGAGTGTGTTTAGTAATATAGATTTAACAGAGGGGTATTTTATAACGGAAATAGGACTATTTGCCAGAGATCCTGATGAGGGAGAGATATTATATTCAATTGTAACGGCTAAAGAGGGTAGGGCGGATTATATGGCTGGATATAATGGGATAAGCCCAGTTAGTATAACTATATCTATGCACTCGACTGTTAGTAATGCTGCAAGTGTGAGTGTAGTGGGTGATTATTCAGCTTATTTAAGTGTTGCGGATTTTAATGAGTTTAAGACATCGATCGGAGTCATAGGTGATTTGGTAGTAGATATATTTGAGCAATCTACAGAAGAATTCCCAAATATAAATGCAGGAGAAACTGTAAAGGTGATATTTGGGAAGATTAAGAAGTTTATAGATGATTTTAAGATTTTTAAGGAGAGCTTGAAACCACAGGTGTTTGCAGAGGGAGAAACAGTACTTGAATGGGCTTTAAGTGTTAATACAGCACATGCTATGAAGTATTCAACACTTGATGTGTGTCCAGAAGATTCTGCTGAGAGA